GCATCGAGCTTGATCCTTTGTATGTCGACACCGTGATTAAGCGCTGGCAACGCTATACCGGCGACAAGGCAATCCACACCAGCAGCGGCAAGAAGTTCGACGAAATCTTGAACGAAACAACGGAGGCGAACCATGGATGAAAAGAACAAAGATAACTATGAGACGTGTGAATACGAAGTGGGCTACGGTAAGCCACCGCGTCACACGCAGTTCCAACCTGGTCGGTCGGGCAATCCGAACGGACGGCCCAAAAAGAAAACGAGCTTTGATGACGATGTAGACAGGGAGTTGAGCACTTCGATCACGGTCTTAGAGAACGGGGAACGGCGGCGGATCACCAAACAGCGCGCCATCGCCAAACAGCATGTAAATCGGGCGCTGGGTGGGGACGTCAGGTCAACCGAGCTGCTCGTCAGTCGCAACCGGCAGCTGCAACATTCAGGTAAACAAGACAATCTGCCCGCGGTGTTGGAAGGTTTTCGGGAAAGGCACGCTCGGAACATTGCGGCCGATAGGAGACGTGCCTGTGCGACCGATACCGACGCCTCGACAGGCGGCGACAACTAATAGGCGAGGACTCGGCGACCTGTGACGGTATTTAACTTTGGTGCCCGGGCGGAACGCTTTGCGCTCCGCCCGCCAGAAGAAGACTGGCCGATCAACATCCTCGAAGGCGCCGTGCGCAGCGGGAAAACATGGTGCCTTCATCCCAAAGCGCTCTACTGCTGCGATTACGATGTCGGTGGTTGCAAGATCATCACCGGTGTCTCGAAGCAAAGCGTGCACAACAACATCCTGCGTGACCTGTTCAAAATCGTGGGGTCAAGCAATTACAGCTACAACCGGGCTAGTGGCCAACTCAAGCTCTGCAATTCCGATTGGCTGGTCATCGGCGCCAAAGACGAGGGCTCCGAACGTTACATCCGAGGAGTTACTGTTGGCGTTGCCCTTTGCGACGAGATTAGTCTCATGCCCCAGAGCTTCTTTCAGATGCTCTTGAGTCGCATGTCGCCACCTGGAGCACGCCTCTACGGTACTACCAATCCAGACTCTCCCTATCACTGGCTGAAGGCCAACTATCTCGACAGGCAAGAGCTGAAAACCAGCCGAACTCTGTGGTCCGATCACTTCACGATGGCGGACAACCCGAACCTCAGAACGGACTTCATTGAGAATCAGAAGCGTTTGTACACCGGCGTCTTCTATAAACGCTTCATTGAAGGTCTGTGGGTCATGGCAGAAGGCGCCATCTATCGTGACTCCTGGTCCGATAGTCTTGTCTATGACCTAGAGGACGAGCCCCGAGGGCTTCGCTGCCGAGGTGGCCACCAACAGCGTTTCATCGCGGTCGACTATGGAACCACGAATCCTATGGTGTTTCTGGACATCTACGACGACGGCAAACTGTTCTGGATTACGCGTGAGTACTACTGGAATTCCACGGCCGAAATGCGGCAGAAAACGGATGCGGAGTACGCCGACGATCTCCTGAACTTCATCGGGCCACAAAGGGACGCCAAAGTCATCGTTGATCCCTCGGCTGCATCGTTCAGGGCCGAAATGACCAAGCGCGGGATCTGGCATGTGGACGCGGATAATGATGTTAACGAGGGTATCCGGATTTCTTCGATGGTCCTCAACCAAGGACTGGTAAGATTCTGTCGCCAGACCGCCCCCAAGACAATCCAGGAGATGCAAAGCTACGCTTGGGACGCAAAGGCCGCCCAGCGCGGCGAAGAGAAACCTCTAAAGCTTCACGATCACGGTCCGGACGCATTTCGGTATTTTGCCAAGAGTGAGGTTCCCTACTGGAGATTGCAATCGTAGAACCACAGGCTACATAGCGTAGGGTTGAGTACAACCATTCGTGCGCACCCAAATCCCCCAAACGAGAAACAGGCTGACTTAACGTCAACCTGTTTGAGCAAATCAGTAAACCGTGACCCGGTTATTTCTTTCTCGCCTTGACTGCGGCCCAGCGTTTCCGCATCGCTTCTGCTATTCGTTTGCGAGCATCGGCAGACATCCTTCGTCTCTTTACTGGTCCGGCACCCACTGGTTTGGTCTTACTACCTGGGGGCCTGCCGCGGCGTCTTCCGGGAGCGAAAGTCCCGCCGCTTATGCCCTCCAGGGCCTGTATAGCAGCGTCGAGCCTATTTCGCTCGGCTCTAAGCTGCCCGACGATATCAGTAATGTTCATGGCCTAGATTCTATAACGGGTTAGCCTTTTTCTCTCTAATTCCCGGTCAACCCGCTAGTTCGCTTGACTTCCTGCTCGAACAGAGCGGAACTGTGATGCGAACCGGAGAAACCTACATGCCCAATGAGATCAGCACAAGACTTGAAGAATTGCCACGTCTGCGGACGGCCAAGCTCCGCTCCCTATGGCAGGAATTGTTCGAAAAGCCCGTCCACCCGAAGCTTCGTCGCGAGATGATGATACCGATCCTGGCATACCGGATACAGGAAAAAGCCTACGGAGGCTTGAAAGCTTCCACCCGCAAGCGTCTGGAAAAACTGGCTCAAGAGTTGGAACGCGACCCGAAAGCCCAACTTCAGGCCCATCAACAGATCAAAACCGGTACCAAGCTACTCCGCCAGTGGCGGGGAGAGACGCACAACGTCATAGTCGTCGACGACGGATTCGACTATCGCAACAAACGGTTCAAGAGCCTGTCTGAGATCGCACGGCAGATTACCGGCACCCGCTGGTCGGGACCTGCGTTCTTCGGGCTGAAGCAGCCACGGAAAGCGAGGCCCGGTCAATGAAACCGATTGCCAGCTCTCGCGTTCGATGTGCCATCTACACCCGCAAATCCTCTGAAGAAGGGTTGGAACAGTCTTTCAATTCCCTGCAGGCTCAGCGCGAGTCCTGTGAAGCCTACATTGCCAGTCAGCGTCACGAGGGCTGGCATACCATATCGAAGCAATACGACGATGGCGGGTTCTCCGGCGGCAACATGAACCGCCCCGCTCTGAAGCAGTTGTTGCAAGACATTGCCGCTGGGCTCATCGACACGATCGTCGTCTATAAGGTCGACCGGCTTACACGCTCCCTCACTGACTTCGCCAAGATGGTTGAGGCATTCGACCAGAAGGGAGTGAGCTTCGTTTCTGTCACTCAGCAATTCAATACCACCACCTCCATGGGCCGGCTGACCTTGAACGTCCTGCTTTCGTTTGCTCAGTTCGAGCGCGAGGTCACGGGTGAACGAATCCGGGACAAGATCGCCGCGTCGAAGAAGAAAGGCATGTGGATGGGTGGCCTGGTGCCTCTGGGCTACGACCTCAAGGGCAGACAATTGGTCGTCAACCCGAAGGAGGCAAAGATCGTTCAGGAGATTTTCGCGCAATACCTAAGGCTTGGCTCGGTGGTTGAGCTGAAGCGCTACCTGGATCAGAAACGGATTCGGACCAAGGCTCGCACCTCGGCCGGCGGGCGCACATTCGGCGGCGAGCCGTACGCACGCGGTGGTCTGTATAAGCTTCTCAGAAATGAGATCTACATCGGCAAGATCGCCCACCGCGGGGAATCCTATGACGGTCAGCAGCCGGCGATCATCGAGCCGGAAATCTGGAATGAAGTCTCGGCGCTGTTGGCCAACAACAACGACGGACAACGCACCCGAGGTCTCAAAGCCGCGTCGAGTCCGCTGATCGGCATCCTGTTTGACGAACAAGGCAACCGCTACACGCCGACTCACTCGGTCAAGAGTGGCAGGAGATACCGCTACTACACATCGCAAATTGTCATCCGGAAGGAACGGAAACCTTCCCACCTGGACCGGATACCGGCGCAGGAACTCGAACACCTGATCTACAGCAGAATCCACGCGCTGCTGAGTTCCCCAGAGGAACTCAGCTCAGCTTTTTCGGAACTAGCTCTGTCCGGAAATCAGTTCCAACGAATCGTAGAGGCTGCTCAGCAGCTGACCGCAACATGGCCAAAGCAGTCGTCACAACAATCAGCAGAACTGGTTCGAAGTGTTCTGGAGCGCGTTATCGTGCGGGAGTCGGTGGTCGAGATCGAGCTCGATATTGAGAGACTGGCCGCCAGGCTGGGCGGCGATGCCAATGAAAGCTCGACCGCCAACAACCCGACCCCAGGGTCCGCATCGCATGGCTTCCGCCTAACATGCCCGCTCCAGCCATCCCGCCGTCGAGGAGAGCTACGTCTGGTTCTCCCCAATTCCGGGCCGGTCTCGCACCAACCTGATCATTCCCTTGTTAGGGCCATCTCACGATCTCTGCGATGGAAAGAGCGGATCATTGCCGGAAAAGTCTACTGCAAGGAACAGCTGGCAGCAGAGGCGAACATGAACGCCAGTTATGTCGGCCGCATACTTCGACTTGGTGCTTTGTCGCCAGATATCGTTGATTCGGTAACCCGACATCACAGGATTTCTGACCGCTCATTAACCCGCCGCGTTGCCCGCCTGCCCTTCGATTGGAGCAAACAGAAGGCCGCCCTGAGATGATAGCGGTGGCGCAGCAGTGCGAAGGGCGCTCAGATTCGAACCTGTGATTGCCACCATGTGAAATTTGCATTCAGACATAGAAACCTTTTGCTCGCGTTGCTTTTCCGCAAATCTCAACCCAAAACACGCGCGAAAATTTGCCAGTTTTGGTGACAAGTTGGTGACGAGTTTGCGACTTACAAGTGCACACCGCCCCGACAGACCCAACTGGGCGAAGCTGGCCCCTAAACCGGGTGTGGAAGATTACTCCTAAGAAGTCTTAATGCAAGTCGGCCAGTGTTTACGAACGCTTTCCTATCATCTGATTTCATAACAATGTCGGCCCCCTCGACCACCGAATAGACTTTGGTTTGTCGAAGACCCAAGGCTCGGGAGGAAGGAGCCGA